TCAAAGGTTCGATAAAAGACTTCTCGAATTGTGTATTATAATCAATCATTCTATGTAAGTCAAGTTCCTTTGGCATAAAAGTTATAAATGAAAATGCACTAGACTGATATGCATTTGGTTCTTTCATATATATGAATTTTAGCTTATCGCCTTCCTGTATGTAAGGATACTTGTTTGCCAGTTTGTTCTTCTCGACAAGGTGGTTATACAGAATTGCACCCTTGACATGGATTGGTGCTCGTGATTTAAAGAAGCCATACTCTACCTTCTCTCCACTTGAAAGATCATAGGTGCTTTGTGTGTTGTCTGTGTATTTTGAAACGCCGTTTACTGATCTTGGGTATGCAATATCCTCTGGTGGCAAAGACATAAACTCCTCACGAAAATCTTGTATAAAGGTATTTAGCTCTTTCTCAGTTCCACTCATAATAATCTTGAGAGCCTCTTTTAGTTTCTCTCTGCAAGGAGCAGGAGTGCTTGACTTAACCGCTTCGATTCCCATAATCTTGAGTTTGGGCTCTGCATACTCCACACCCTCCATGTTGTGAACATTTAGAATGTATCGTTTCTTAGCGGTCCATACACCCTTGTCAGCAATTGCCTCACGACCCATTTCCATCTTTTGTTCATATGCGTTTGTTACGTCAGAAAGAGCCTGATAACTTTTGCCAATAAATGGTTCCAGCTTCTCTTTTGCAACACGGTCCAAGAATTTGATAATAGACTTAGTTTCCTTTCTCTCTCCAAACACTTTATTAACCAGTGCGTCAAACGTGATATAAAGCGAATCGGTATCAGAGGCAATAATGTAATCTTTATCATGGGTTCCAAGAATTTTGTTAAGATATATGTTAAAACTTTTCTCAATCCACCTAATAGATAATTGACCAGACGTAGTGATTGCTGTAGCAACCATAAGATCGAAATAGCGAAACCAATTGTTACCAATTGCACCATAAGCACTGTTGAGAGAAATCTTCTTCGCCATCTGGATGTTGTTGTATCTTGAGATATCCTTGAGGTATTTCTTATCCTTAGTGTATTCATACGACTGCTGAGCGTCGAGCATAAGTTTTTTATATTTGACACGATCATTATACATGCCCTCCATTAGTTCCGGCAGAAACCCTCGTTTGTCCTTGCGAAAGAAGGCACCATTCGGGGTCATGCAATATTCTGTACTATTTACCATTACACCATCCAGAATTTTATCAACCATTCCTTCAACTGGTTTGCCTCCGCCATTTACCAAAGTTTCTGGTGAGATATTATACTGCATAATCAAATGAGGGTATAGTGAGTTAAGGTCAAACGACATAACCCACTTATGCATACCCACCTGTGGGTCTTTTACATACGCACCCTCAAACTTTTCTGACTTTTCACGTTCTGTCTTCTGTGGAATGACGAGGTTTTTCTCACGCAAATGGTTGTATATAACAATGTCCCAATAGCGCACAGTACCAAGAACATCCGTAAAGTTAACCTTACCATCATATGCCATCGTCAAGCATAGTTCGATTAACTTCATCTTGTCTTCAAGCTTGTCAACCAATTCCACATCATTGATATTGTATTCGATAAATGACTGATAGTCTTTTGTGTACCAATCCCGAAAGGTATCATAGGGATTACCGTCCTTGCGTTCACCTAGTTCCACAAATGCGATGTGATCCAGACGATAGGACTCTTGATTGGTGTATGTAAACTTACGATACAGATCAAAGTAATCAAGTGCAGCAATACCATCCAGAGTGTAAACCTGATGTTGCCGACCCATCTGATATACCTGACGATCAAATACGTTTTTCCAAGGTGATAGACGTTTTACTTCATCCTCATCAAATACGTTCTTGATACGATTGCAGAGATAAGGAATATCAAAGAACTCAGTGTTCCAGCCTGTGATAATATCAGGAGTGTGAGTTTCCCAAAATGATAGAAACTCCTTGAGTAGATGTACTTCACTTTCACATTGCACATAGGTTACGTCTTCACGGTCTGTATTAAACTCACCGATACCCCAAACAACAATGCGTTTAGTCTGGTGGTTCTTGACAGTGATAGACAGGAGTGGCTCTGCTGCATCTTCTGGTTTTGGAAAACCATTTTCACATTCAACCTCAATATCAATTGTGATCAACAGAAGTTGATCTAAATCCCATTCAATTCTGTCTGGATATTCATCTGCAATCCAGCAGTAAGGGTATTGTGTGTTACCAAAGACAATATCAGATTGGTTTGATCTAGTCTCAATCCAAGCCTTTGCGTCTTTGATGCAGTCAAATTTGTGGGGTAAAACAGAACGACCATCTAAAGTTTTATAGCCGGTATCCTCTCTTGTCTTTACCAGATCAAAGAGAGTTGGTTCGTATCTAACTCTGCGATTACCACGAACCCCATTTTTTACTTCACGAATTAAAAGGTTGTTTCCGTATTGAAGAACATTAGTGTAGAATTGCATTATATAGTTATATCACCTTTATGATAAAAAGTCAATCTTTCTTTTTACCAATATTGTATTTTGTTTCTAGAATCCATTCTTCTTTTTCTCTAAACGACAAAACTTTAATTTGACTCAAAGGAGCAGCAGGTTCTGCATTACCTAACACATCAATCAAACCCCAATCTTTCAACAGACCAGCAATGGTATTACGTCTTGCTATATCATTCTCTGTAAGATTAGTTTTCTTGCCATCAAGAGCAAAGAGCTCTTTGAAGTGGACAATATAGTATCGTCCCTGCTTGTGTAATATATGACAGGATTGATATAGTTTTCTTTCTTTTCTAGAAGCAACACCAATACGAGATAGAGTCTCTCGTACTTTTAGAAAGTCATCAGGCTCTTTGAGACTGACTTCTAACATTTGCTCCTGTGTCCAACTAACTTCTTCCATTTCTTCCACCTTTATTTAACTTTTGTTTTATAGCGGAAATCTGTTCATCACTTAGTATATCAAGAGCAATCTTTGCCTTTTCATTATTGTATCCATAAAACTCTTTAACATACTCTAGATTTTTTAATTTCTTCGCCTTCATCCAAGGAGTGTATCTTTTCCTTTTCCGTAGACTATTTAGTAAAAAGTCAAATTGAAGTTTCTTGTCAAGATGATGTAGTTGATTAATCTCATTCACCAACATAAGGGTATCTTGGAAGGGAGCTACGCACTTATTTACAATAAACGAGGGGTATTTCTTCTCCCACTGCTCATCTTCACCATCCAAAAGAGGTTCTTTTGTATAATTTATTGCATTAAGATAATCTTTTAATTCATACATGACACTTAAAAACCACGTTTGTTCTTAAATCGTAACACTCTCTGGATATAGACATAGCCTTATGTGGGTAATCTGCATCAAAAATAACTAACCTGTTTCCAACATAATCTACCAGCTTATCTTTAATCAATGTCCCACCACCCCACTCTGGTTTCCAATCCAGTATAGGATAATATATCATAGTAAACTGACCATCATCGACATGAAGATGTGGTTCTATACCAAACGTGTGAGCATTGCAATAAATTCTCTCATAATCAAAAGAGTCAACACGATCTAATTTTCTCTTTGCAGCCTTAAAAATATAATGAGCCCAATCATATCCAGCAGCCACACATTCTCCCTCATTGTGACCGCACAGAACGTGCCAGTGTTTATTTGGTTTAGTTGGTTCAGAACTGTAATAGTAGTTCCATGATAATTTCCTGACTGCATCATCAACCAATATTGCGTTATGTAATTCTAAAACATTGTCAAGAACTTCGATCATTTAAACTTCGCCCTCGCCATGATCTCCGTGAGACAAGCAAGCATATTGATTTCTTGATCCGCAACAAAAGCTGCTTTATATTGATACTCGCCCAATATAATAACAACATGGGGGATACTAGAATTATCAACATGGTCATACAAACTATTATAAATCCTACGAAGCAAGCGACTAGGATCATTGTCAAGGTTTTCAACAACCCATTTACGAACATTAGTAAACTCCTTGTTTTTCATGGAGTGCATGAGTTCTCTTATATTTACCTCTGATATATTTACCAATATTCCAGCATCAATACTACCCGAAGATGAATACCTCTGTAATTCATTTAGTACTCTTCTCCAATCAGGAAAGTGTTTATTGATAACTTCGGCAACAACTCTCTCATCATACTTGATAGCATTTTGTTCCAGTATACCTTCAACTCGTTTCAAAAAGTTTGTTGCAAGTTTAGGTTTCTGTGATTTAGGTATAACAAAATCTACCACACTACAACGAGAGTGTAGAGGCTCAATCAATCGATTTTTGTAATTGCACGTTAGAATAAAGCCACAGTTCTTATGAAACTCTTCCATAAACCCACGCAGGGCTGGTTGAGTTGACTGTGGATTTAGATAGTCTGCCTCATCAAGTATGATGTACTTGCGTCCACCCTCAAGTGAAACAGTCGATGCAAAGTTTTTGATTTTAGTTCTGAGTGTATCAATCAATCTTCCTTCATCTGAACCGTTTATAACAATGAAGTCTGCACCAAGTTCATTACATAATGCCTTT